CAAAAGATTTCAGGAGATGTAATGAAATATTTACATGAGCATCCAGTATTTGAAAAAGAAAATATAGATAAATTTATACAGGAATTAAAAGATATAGGTGCAACTAAACCAATTATAATCGCCTTTGGAAATGATACTTATACAATCTTACAAAGAAATTTAAAAGATAAATATAAAATTTACAAAGTAACACATTACTCAGCGTTTATAACTAAAGAGAAGCTTCATACAGAATTTGAAGAACTTGCTAAAACTCTTATTCATCGCGTAAATGTTTTACCGCCACCGTCAGTCGAATCACCTGTAGCTAAAGGCGGTGCCCGTCTTCGTAACACCTACAAGAGAAAATCAAAGCGCCGTACAACTCGCAGACATTAATTGCTGAATAACATACCACCGCGACCACCGTACACCTTAAAAATATTCCAAATCGTCACGTATGCATAGACGTTTAGATTCGGCGGAGGTCCTCCACCCCGTGCATTATTCAATGTAAGATAGAGCTCCTTGCGCGCTATCTTATCCCAATTTGCCGTACCCTTCGGCATATATTCTAACCGATCATTCTTCTGCCCAAATGCATATGCGTAAATATAGCGATCAATCGCCGCCGATTTCACAAAATATTGTGACGGTACCACCGAACGGAAGAAACTGCCGCCATCGTGTACAAAACGCTCATATGAATTGTAATGAAGCGCCGCACCTTGGAGCGGCTCCGAATACGCATTATAGAATCCAGGCTGAATCTGCCAGTCGTTTGCTTGACTCGGTAGCAAAACCGCATTTGGCCACCACGGAATCGTACAAGGATTCGGTAACGGCTGTGGTCCACCATCTGGCTGCGATAACGGCGTAGGATACAGATCCCGTGTAAATAGGAAAAATGCATTATAGTTCGCGGTTTCCGGTCGTTGTAAAACCCATATTAACTCCTTTGTAGGATTCGAATAAGGAACATCTAAGTGATATTCGGTTTGACCAAGAGTTTGCTCAACCGGAATGGCGAAATGTTGCTGTACCTGATATGTAAGTTCAGCACTTCGAAATGCAATCGCTTCCTGTTCTTCTAACGAAATATACTCAATCATAGCGTAGGCGGCGGTTGGCGAAAAACGTAGCGGCATTTGAATACCTGGAACAATACCGCCAGTTACGGGGGTTGTACCCATTGCGGCATTCATCGTATATACCGGTCCCGTAGGTCCTTTTGCTAGATTTGTTTGCCAAAACGGTGACCCTGTAAGTTGTAGCATAGGATTATACGGTGGTGTATAGGCAGGCGTATTTGAAAGTCCAATTGTAAGTGGATTGGCACGAGCTTCTGTAAATACTAATTGATTCACAGGGCGAAATGTCACGTGAATACGTACAATATCATTTGCCAAGGCTTGAATCGGCAAAGCATGCGAATGAATACCTGGCTTCGAAAACCAAAACGGAATCGGTATATATACCGTTGTCGGGGTTGGGGTAAGATAGGTTGTACTTTTATATCCATTAGCGGTACGCTTAATCATAAAATTCTTGGCAAGTGCGGATTCCGTTGTTTCATTTAATTCGTCTAGGATTTCTAACAGGCGTCCGTCCAACGTTTCCACTATTTCACCGCCAATCTCCAACTCTATCTGCTGAATAAGGGCGTGTCCTAAACAATTTGTCCAACCAAAAAGCGGTCCCAAGAAGTTTCCTAGATTATTTGGATCGATGACTTTAATATTTGGATTTCCATTTGCTGCCTGGATTGCTAACAATTGAGTTTGGTAAATATCTGGCATTTCGACGACTATCATCACCCCGTTTACCAATTCGCCAATCATAGGAAGTGTAAGGCTGACGCGTTGACCGAACTCGGGTGTACCGTCGAAATCTACCTTATTCCATTGCGCTGAAAAGCGAGTCGTTTTATTGATTACATGAACAAACTGATGTATGTCTGGGTTGCCCTTAGGGGACATCAAACGTGAATCAGCTAGACCCGTACTTACCAGGGTTAGGCTATTTGCCGGTGTAGCCGCCATCCTATCCTTGTTATATAGGGTTAATTTAGGTGCTTCGCTTTGTCCTCAATCTCGAATACGAGTGTATCACCCGCATTTACGATATCTGGAATGTACGTAGCAAACGTGATTTTATTAGGGACGCGAATATCCAGCCACTTGTATTCGCGGGGATAGATTTGATATACATTCTTATTACACTCATATACAAACCAATCCTTCACATATTTTCCATTGAACTCTTTATTTGCCGTTATTGTATTATGTCCACGCTGTGCTACCTGAACGGTTATCAGGCTAGTTGGAAACTTATGCTGTGTATTATAGTAGGAATTCTGAATTAATAGCGGTCTTTCCCATAGTTCCAATGGACGGTAAGAAAAAATATAAAATCCATTTCGTGGCATTTACTATAAAATTATTTACCTTTCTTTATATACCCTTTAGTTAAATTTATAGAGTATTTGATAATTATGAATAAGTGTATCGGCGTGTTTTGTCTCATTTAATACATACATTCCTTTGCCTGGCATATACTTATGCTGTTGGTAAAACGTTTTCATATCACTGTACAGTGTGTCTCGTGTATCTAACCAATAAGGATTTATTGGCGTATCATCAATCAGCATGAGAGTATCTTTTTTGACAACGGGTAGAAGTGCCTTATATTCCGCAAGCCCGTGGTTTCCAGATGGCGTCGGATTATAAAAATCCAGATCATAACTATCTAAATAAATAACATTTGCCTCCTTGTGTTCCTTGGACCAGTTCTTAAAAAAAGAAACACTATCATCGCCAATAAGTTGTGTGGCAGGGCACATATTTCCTTTATGCGTATCAACCAACGACTGATTTATATCAACTGACCAGAAACGTCCACCATATTTTCGAACATATTCATTAAATAAATATGTACTTTGGGTTCCATCAGAAGCGATTCCAGATTCCAGAATAATAGGCTCTTTGAGTCCCTTCATAGACTCGAATAATTTTCTAAATGTTAAATAATTAATATGTTTAGGAGTTCCTCGATGCGAAAATAACTCATACGTATCGTTTGTAGTATCGTGATATAAATTGCCAGTTAAATTATCAAAATGGCTCTCAAACAGTTCCATTTTTATAATTATTTATACTGAATCTTTCTTTTAAACAAAGACTGGTTAAATTACCTCTCTTGTCACTAGCACCGTATTTGCAATAATAATTGCCAGTGCACCTGCGATTTGTATTGCGGTTGGCTTCTGGCTTGTAAATATCCAATCAAATATGTACGCCGCAAAAATACCAAAGAACGAAAGAGCACTAAACAGCATTGTGCTTACCTGCGGAATAAGGAAGAAACGTAGGGCGTAGCCCGCAAATCCTATTAACGAATTGAACGCAAGAATACTGCCAAGGCTAGATGGTGTAATATTAAATGTATTCTTGGCAAGGATGCCAAATGCGGCGGCGGCGGCGATACCTACAGCCCACAAAACGCCGCTGCCGCCGTACATCTGTATCATCTTCGTCCAAGGCTGTGTATCTTCTTTCTCCCTACGCCAACGGAACCAAATATAAATACCGACCTCAGTCAGCGCGGCGACTAAGGCACTAATAACACCAATCAGTGTCCAATTTGTTGTTGTTGGCTGGGCAAGGGCAACGGCGCCGCCAAACGCAAGAATAATCCACGGGATTGACTTCATTTGAATTTCCTCCTTAAAGACTACTGCCGTAGCTAATATACTAAATACAGGATAAGTATAGAACAGTGCCATTGCGTTGCCGCCGGTCAGCTGATCAAACGCTGTATAACTTGTAAATACGTGAACTAGATTGAGAACACCGGTTGCTAACGTTTCTGTTGATAAGAGCGACCCAATTGCAAGGGGATTTTTTGTAATAACAGCGGCTAATGCGGCTAAGACTGTAAACACCGCCATACGCAGACCCGTTTGGAAAATAACACTCACATCTACCAGTTTAATCAACATCGGGTATGCGGATAAAATCACCTCTGATAGCACCAGAAGTGCTTCGTAAATCATTCCTTACTTTAAGGATACAAATCTTTGAGCGTACGGGCACTCGGATCTGTAGCACCTTCTATCCACCGTGGTAACCACATACGCGGAATCAAGGTTGCTGCTTTGTCGCCATAACTTGCGGTGAACAGTTGGCGATACCAACGGGCTTCGTCCGTTTGCGGGGGATTGTGAGTATATATCTGCTGCGATTGGTCGAGAGTTTTTGCGTACATACTTGTCTTAAGGTACCACGAGTCGGTTGTTGCACTAACACCGTCGCTAAACGCCTCCTTCTTTCTTAGAAGCACATCTAGCGGCAGATAATGATCGTGGACAAATGCCTCGCGTAAAATAAACTTCTCCATCATCTTACCACGACCCTCGGTATTTGCGGGTTTAGGTCTACGTAAATAGGTCGCAATCGCTCGCCACGTCGCCACAACATTTTTATCTAGAAACGGCGTGCGCGCCTCCAAGCCGTGCGCCGCCATAGATCTATCGGAGCGGAGCACATCATATAAGTGGATTTCGTTGAGGAGCCGTTCAGACTCTGCCTCAAATTCCTCGTCACTCGGCGCCCTGTAAAAATATAGATACCCTCCACCAATCTCATCACTGCCGTCGCCATTAAAGACGACCTTAATATCCGTATGTTCTTTAATGTACTTACCAATGAGCCAATTGCCGACACTGGCTCGTACGGTTGTAATATCGTACGACTCAATATCGTGGACTACCTGCGGAATCGCATTGAGAAAATCCTCAGGGCTTACAACCACTTCGTGATGCTTTGACTTAATAAACTCCGCAACCATTCGGGCGTAAACAAGATCGGTCGATCCAGGCATTCCAATACTGAACGTATGAAGTTTCTTGTTATCTTTTTTTAGTTCACGCGCTGCGATTGCCGCAATCAGTGAACTATCCAAGCCGCCACTTAGCAGCGCACCGATCGGGCGATCGCTTAACAGACGCTTCTTTACCGCCGATGTAAGAGCATCGTGTAATGCAACCTTTGCTAACGATAATCCACTGGGAAATCCAAACACTGAAAGTTTTACATGAGGAACTTCATGGTACTTATACGTGCTGATAAGCGTACCAGTGAATATGTTGTAAAGTCTCCATGTTCCTGGCGGAAACGGCATAATTTGTGTGTAATCTGCTGGAAGGGCTTTGATTTCCGAAGACCAAATCGTAGATCCATCGGCGTACTGGGCTTCATACAATGGTCTGACGCCATATGGATCGCGGGCGACGAGCAGCGTGTTTGTTGTGGTGTTCACGTGCGCAAAGGCAAATACGCCATCCAGGGTGCGGACCAGTTCGGTTGGGGGTAGATGGGTTGCTAGATGCGGAATAATAGCACAGTCGCTTGTGCCCATAGGAAGATCAAGGTTCCAACGGGCGGCAAGTTCCTTATAATTGTAAATCTCGCCGTTACAAACGGTTGCCGTATTGGGTTGACGGAACGGCTGGTGACCCAGCGGCGTTAGACCATTAATCGCAAGGCGGGTGAATCCTAGCAAGACACCGGATATATCATTGATGGCAATATATTCTGGACCCCGTGGCTCTAGCTTCTTAACGTAAGCAAGCGCCTGCTTTTCCGTAAGCCCAGCGGCTTTGAGTGCTGCCCAAATCCCGCACATTTGCTCTACGGTATGGGGTTTCGTTAGTTTACGCGTTTAAACGAAGGGCGTGGGACTAAAAAATTTATGGGTTTTGAAGTTTTACTTGTTTTTATTTGGTTTTAGGTTTAGTATTGTGTTGGCGGCTTAGATGACTCCAGTCACCGGCTGCGCCTCATACGTCGGCACGGTCGCCGCCGCGGTCGGCACCGGCTCTGCGGTCGATGAATCAGTAGGACCATCAGTGACTGCCTGCGCTTCCAGCGGAATCGTCTGCATCTGATTCTGGGCACGCACCTCCCAGTTAATTGCATACAGTGCCTGTGCCGTATCCCTAGCGTTCATATACTGAAGCACGGTCGCCCAGTCCACCGTCTTGCTCTGCGGCTTGAGCTCGTTGATATACAGATTGTGGAGCCCAAAGACAAACGGGCGGTACTTCGGCGGAATCTGTCCCTTCTGTAGGCTGCGCGCCTTGAATACATCCGTGTACAGATTGTACACCGTGCGGCTAATCGTCTTCCAGCGATCAGCAATGGCATTTGCGGATTGGCGCTCCTCAGGATAAATCGCCAGGTAGTCACGGAGTGTACCTGAGCGCCACATACCCAGCCACAGATAGTCGCGGCGCGCCGAGTTGCCGCGCATCTTGCGAACACGGTTGTACGCCTCACCGCGCACCTTCCAGCGAAAGCTCAGACCGTTCTTGATAACGTAACCCTGGAAATTGTGCTTGAACTGCGCATTTTCCAGCTGGAGCTTGGTGCTCAGCTCGCTCCACGATGCCACCGACAGCTTCGCAACATCAAACGGCGTCGTGTCCGTCACGGCAACAAGCGTACCGCTCAGATACGTCTGCTTCTGAACACAAACAATCGTCGGCGTTGTCACATTGACCACAATACGGTTCTCAGGATGCTGAAGCACCCACGTGTACTGCGTCGTCGGGTTGAGCGACGCAAGGAAGTCGGACCACGTCATTGATGTGCTAACTGCTTCCTCAAACAGGGTGCGGAAGCTCTTCGTCTGGCTATAGAAGCGGCAGTTCGCATTGAGCGTGGAGCGCGTATGGAAGCGCCACACCTTGTTGTACTGGTCGTAGAACCCGCAGATCATTACACCGTCAATGAAGCGCTCAATAGCAAATCCCTCCACCAGGGGCGTCGCCGGCATAGACTCGCCCGTCTCGCTCTTCTGCGGCGCAACACTCACAGGAGTGTTCTTGATTACGTCCCATACAACGGAGCGGAACGCGTCAACATGAGGCAATGAGAAGTTGCTCTTGCCCTTGACGTAGCGGATAAGCGCAAACGGCTGCTCAGGCGTAGAATGGTCATCCACACGGAGATAACCACCAGCCTCGCTAGTCAGAAAGGATGAAAGACCGCCCCAGGTGGGGTAAGTATTGGAAAGGGAGGAGAAAAGGGACATTGTATGAAGGTAGATGTACGAAGAAGATGGCTGATAATTTGTTTCGGCGAAAAGCGCCGTCAATTTTTTTGAGGGGGCGGTTGGCTAAGATAGAAAAGAGACCCGCATCTACATTAGAGGGATGGAAGACGAACTTGTGCCCGAATTGGGCGATTGGGTAACCATTATCAGTGATGCTTATAAAACTACCAGTGGTCGTATTATCTATCGCGACGGATCTCTTATCCGTGTTCGTCCTACAATATCAAGTAATACCGGTGTAGATTTTCCTATCAATCCAGACACTGGAGCTTTCCAAGAGGCAATCGGCGTTCAAGAATTATTAATTCACGAGAAGCGTAAGGATCCTCACTTTGCTGAACAATTGGCTGTGGTCGAAGGCGAAATTCTAGAATTTTTCAGTGTTGACGGTACACCTATTGGCGAGGGAGTTGTTGCGCGTGTAGTAGTAACCGATACAGAGGACGGCATTATACTTGAAGATGGAAAGGAACTTAACTTTCAGTTTATTGGCTCCGCCGCCCCCTTGGATATTCTACGTCCACGCGCCGCTCCTGAAAGCGTCGCACCGCCAGAAAATAATAGCTCCTCCAACGCCGAATCGGTAGCAGACGAACCGGAACTTGAAGTATTCCCGGAACTTGACTATACTACACTACCAGCTGCGCTAGTAGAAGAAATACCTAGCGAGGAACGGACATTTAGCGATAGTGTTCAGCGTGAAGATATGTTTGTATCCTTACTTGTTGATATTCCCCTCAAAAAACAGCGCGACCCCAAAGTTATGCAAAGCCTATATCGTACAACGGATTTGCTACTTGCTATGAAGAACTCGGTTGTTGTACGCGATGAAGCCGGCGCGATCATTCCTGGCGCTCCTAGCACCTCCTATGTTGTCGACTCCCTCCAAGATATCCTAGACCGCAACCGTAGCGGCGACTCCCTACGCGCCTTTTTACCCGTTATGGCAGTGAAAAAGGTCCTTTACACCGACGATAAGGAATCGTTCGAAACTGAAGATACAGAATCGCGTTCCGATGTCGGCACCCTTGCCACGGTTGCCGCAAGTGGCACACGATTTGTTGAACAATCGCTCGATAATGCCTTTGTAGGTTATATACATTCTGTACTTCAAACAATTCAGGCGTATATTCCTGCGTCGGCGTCACGCGCACGTATTCCCTACGATATGGATGTATTGCGGTCGCAAATTCCGCCCAAACCGGTCATTGGCTTCCTAGAAACCCCACCCGCCGTAAACAAACAAAACGAGCCGCAGGCTCTCTATTCCGATTCGCTCAGCACAATCAATAATCGCTATATACGTTTATTGTCCGCATCCTATCAACGTAACGCCAAAACCGGCGCTATCACCGTTGTTGCCCCCGCCGATTCAGGTGACGTACTACAACATATCATACTTTCGAGTGATATGCTACGTTTCCGTTCGCCGATTCGCTCTAGCGTCCTACTATGGGATATATCCGCCAGCGAAGTTTCTCGCGGGTCTAAAACGTTATTTTACACAGCCTTAATGAAAAATTGGGCAGCCCAAGAATTCTATGATCCTGAAACGGTGATGCCGCTTGCAGAGATTCTAGCCGACCGTCTACCCACCGCCACCGCATTCAACGACGAATATCTCAGCGCCGTACTTGATTCGTTCGGTCTTCGCAATCTTGAAATCTCTACCACCGCCTTTGAACCGATTCTTGCCGTTGTCAACGCCGGTATTACAAAGTGGAACAACCAGTACGCCGAATTGATGAAAGTTGCTGGCGCCGCTCGTGGCATAGCATCTGTACCAGCCGTTGCACCATTGCTTGGTGCCGATTCTGCCCTTCTTTCCGAAGCGACCATTGGCTCTCAAGTGATTCAACCCGTTATAGCAGCGTTGACTACACACGAAACGCTACTCAAGACCTACGATTTCACAATCGTCAACGGACTTACTACGGTGGCAAATAAGACACTTGGTCCCTATTACTACGCATTTGCAGGTGGCGTAGATCCGGCGATTGTATTAACATTTGAAAATACTTATAAGGCGGAAGCGCGCCGTATTGAACGCAATACTATAACTGTACGTGATACAATAAATGCGTTCCAGGCAGCGCCACTTCTTAACCCCTGTAAACACGTCAAAGAACTCGAAAAGATTATGAACATCCGCAGCGACGAGACGCGTATGTTACTTTTTGAAAAATTCCTCAATCAGTTCCAGGCTGGACAACGCGGAAACTACGCATTATGTGGTAACTGCGGCGAAGATTTGATATGTAAGCACGAAATACTCTTATTGAACGAATTCCTACATCCTGGTCGCCAACAGGCGCTCCACAAGTCGCTTTTACTCGAATACGCCGGTCCTGTGTTTGAGGGCGCCTATATATGTAAAAGCTGCGGTCAGAAGATTCAAGATCTAGAATATGATACGCATTTAGAATTCGACGATGAGGGGCGTCCGTTGATTGGTCGTAATATAATTGCCGCTGAGGAGGACGAAGAAACTACACCTGGCGCAGTATTACGCGAGGATGCCAAAGAAGAGATACCGTTTGAGACCGAAGCAGATGTTAAGATTTACTTTATTGCACGAACCATTTTTGAACGCTGTGGCTATGCTGCGCCATCTGATACCTATAAGCGTGTTGTACAAGGAACACAAGATTACCTCAAACAGCGCGTGATGGACCGTAGCACCTACGAAAAGGTGACAAGTGCTACGGTAAAGGGCAAAAAGCCGGCGGCATCGGCATCTTACGACACCTTCTTTGCCAATAATCAAATCGGTATTCTTGGTGCCCTTGTTGTTCTGGAACTTCAAACATCGTCAATTAATGTTCCTTTTCCCGCGGCGGGTTGCGAATACTCGCGTGCCGGTTTTCCGCTAGACGGTGACGACCCTGCTGTAGCTGGGCGCGGTGCCCTTGCCTATGTCGCCTGCTGTATCGCAAATATCTTCCGCAATGACGCGCCGTGGAATCTGACGTCGTGGTCACCTGAAACACAAATGCCGAAGCGTATGAATGCTAGCGAAAATGCGGTTCGCCTTTGCCTTATGTCTATTCTGTGTATATCAGCGGGTAAAACGACTCCTGCTCCACTAACAAATGTGAGCGATACGTATAAGGAGTTGCTGCGGCTGGCACGGGAAAAGGGAACTGCCGAAGTGGTCAAGGCGTCCGAAACGGACCGGCTGCCGCCGGCGTTCCGCCCTATGAGTGTACCCGTTGATCGGTCGCTCCTTACAGAGGGAAATATTCAAAATGTTAAAAAGTTCGAGGCGGATACGGTAACAATGCCGGTCGCAAAGATCGGTCCGTTTGTGCGTGCGCGCGGACAACAACTCAACGCCCAGTTAGTTGCTCAGTTCTATAAGGAGAGCGTTAGCTCGGCGGTGATTATTGAAAACTCGCCGCGCTCCGACTCGGTCTGCTGTTTTGGTCGACTTGCCGATGTAGGACGTGTCGGCGTTGGCGTCGCGTCGCTTGGGTTGGAGAACCTTTCAGCGGAATTGGTTGTT